CAATGTCCTTAGCCGCTTGTCGGATCGTGATGAGTGGGAAGGGTATGTCCGTTGGTATTACAACATGGTTTGCAAAGAACCTAACCGTAATGCAATTTTGTGCGGGATTCGATTCTCGGGCATGTAGGTCTTTCAAGTCCCCCACCCCCTTAGGGGGGTGGGGGACGAAGGAGAGAAGATGAGAGAATCTGCGTACAATCCAAATGATGGTGCATCCGTCATCACAAGGCATCCCAAAAAGAAAAAAGAAGTAAACGCTGGCGGGGTAATAGCTGGCGGTGCATCTGGCGCTTTGGCTGGAGCGGAAATGGGATCTGCCCTAGGTCCTTGGGGCACGGCTGGCGGTGCTGTTCTTGGTGGGATTCTTGGTGCTTATACAGGCTCACAAAGCAAAGGCGATGTAAGTCAGGTTGCAAACGCAAAGCAAAGTTTTGATAAAAACTCGTTGCGAATGGCCGCAGCAGCAAAGAAAGCTAAAAAGCTTAAAGACGCTAAGGGTTCAGCAGACGGCTTCTTAAAGGCTGGCGAATATATTATGAAGGCTACATGAAAAAATCAGGCGTTGTATTGATCTCTGAGAATATTATTCCTCAGGATAAAAGTGTAGAACTACCAAAGCCCGGTACGCTTCAATCTCAGTTAACTGAGTTTACAACGCAAAGGCAAAGGTTCACCCGCACATGGGATATGTGCAGTTTATTTTTGCAAGGCAACCAGCACATTCGCTGGGACAAAAATCTTAAAAACTTTGTGAATGCGCCAACCGACCGAAGGCGCACTCGAGCAACGTTTAATCTTATTATTAATATCTATCGTAACTTATTAGCGAGGCTGAGCATTGCTTATCCTTCTATGGTTGTGATGCCTTCAAGCCCATCGACTGAAGACATCATGAAGTCAGAGGCTTCCGAAACCTTTCTTCGTTACTACTGGCACACAGAAGACATGCGAAGCGTACTGACTACGCTTATTGAGTGGCTTTTGATCTGCGGAAACGCTGGCCTGCACACCTTTTATGATCCGGAAGACGACAAGATTCACACCCGTGTTGTTAGTCCGTATGATCTTTTCTTTGAGCCAGGCGCTACCAAGGTGGCAGAGTCTCGATTTGTTGCTGTGCGGCATATCGTTCATCGAGATGACTTAATGAAAGCTTACCCTGATAAAGCTGAGATCATTAAGAAGTCCGGCGAAAAACCCCAGCGCACTTTCCGAACCTACTTCCAAGCAGCAAGTGGCACAGATTCTAATGAGCTTAAAAACCGCCTCGAGGTTTTTGAGGTTTACATGAAAACCGGTGAAATGGGGATGCTCCTAGGAACAAACTGGTTATACAAATCAAAATGGCCAGTAGGAAAAAGTCCGGTTGAAGTTATTCAGTACACAAAAATGCCTGGTCGTCTTTATGGCATGGGAATGATTGAGCCGCTTCTCGAGCTTCAGACAATGTACAACCGGGGAAGAGGCCAGGTTATCCAGAACGCTGAGCTTATGGGCAACCCAAAATGGCTAGTTCCTAAGTCCTCAGGAATTGCAAAGGATGCGCTTGCTGATTCTCGACCTGGTGAAAAGGTTGTATACAACTCTAACTCTGGACCCCCTCCTCAGCAGGTTCCTGCTGCTCCTTTGCCTTCTTATATACTCGACAACATCCGACAGCTTTCATCTGAAATGCATGATGTTGCCGGCGTACATAGTACAAGCCTTGGTAAGCGAGCTATTGGTATCGAGTCCGGCGCTGCTATCGAGTCACTCACCAATCGGGATTCTCAGCAGCTCCTGGTAACGCAGCACAATATTGAAGAGGCTACCAAGGATGTTGCGCTGTGCATCCTGGAAATGGCTCGCAAGTTTTACACTGAAGATCGAATGATTCGGATGATGGATAACACGGGTCGTATTATTCATAAGGTTTTAAATAGCACTGATCTTTGCAACGATGCTGAAATCTACCTCGAGTCCGGATCAATGTTCCGAGATGAAAAGAAAGATCGAGACCAGCGCGTGCTTGAGATGGTTAAGATTGGCCTTCTTGGGAAAGAAGAAGCGCTTCGTGCTTTGGATTATCGCACCAATAATGCTCGTGTTACTAAGCGCATGGCAGGCTTTAGCCATGCTCATGATATGCTTAATGCAATCAAGGCTGGTCGTGAGATTGAGATCATGCCGACCGATGATCTTAAGGCGTTCCAAGAAGTATTTGAAAGCTACATGCGTACTGAGCCCTACTACAGGCTCCCAGATGAAACACAGGATTATATTCGAGATGTGCTTGTTGCTGTCGCAACCTTTGGTCAGGAAGATGAAGACTTTATAAGGCAAGAGATGGAGCGCACTGTGTTTCCGAAGATGCCTCAGAAGCCACAGGATGCTGCGAGCATGATGGCTAGTGTCTCTAGTCCTGGAGCAGCGGCTCAGATGGCCGACCAGTTTAGCAGCTTAGACCAGCGAAGGGCTGTCGCTGACGATGCTAAGCCTGTTCTTTCTGGCGCTGCAAAAATGGGAGGTGTCTAATGACTCCGGCAAATGTAGCTTCAATGTTTCGGTCTTATATGGATGAAGCTGATACAACCTTTATCACTGAGGCTCAGGTTGAGTTGTATCTGGACCAGGCATACAATGACTTTCGTCAAGCTGTTTGCAACATTGATCCTTTTATTCTTTCTGTCGAGCATCGGCTTGAAGCTACTGGGTCTAAGATTAGTCTAACGGTTCCAACTGGAACTCCGGCGGCTACACTCTGCGGCGAAACCGCAGATGCGGGAAAGAAGCTTGAACGGCTTTTGCGCGTTGCAAGGATTAACAACACTAGTGAAAACGAAGTGCTTCGTTATCTTACTGCTGCACCCTCAGAAAGAAGCATCCCGCTTGGCGGCTACACCTTTACGAACAACACATTAATTATTGGCGGAACTTATACTGATGCTTTTAGACTTGAGTATGTTCCCTATCATAATGTCACTTTCACTGGCGGTGTTCCTAGTTCTTATCTTGACGACCTTGATGGATTCCATGACATGATCCCTCTTTATGCGTACTTAAGGTACGCAGTAAGAGATGCTGCTGATTTGCCACAGGTAAATCAGGAGCTAGCCCGCAAGCTAGGAAACCTTGAGACTTATCTTCAGCAGGGCAGGAGCCACGAAGGTTCCCAGTATGTAAACTATTTCTAGGTCTGGATTGAACAAATGGCTGCACCGGGAAATGAAATTGAATTACTTTCTGGCGGAACACAACAAGACGACAATCGTCGAATCGGCTGGGCCCAGAACCTATGGAACATTAGCGGAACCGTCTCTGTGCGCCCTGGCTGGGGCCAGGTCGCAGAACTAGACACGACCCTTGGCCTGGACATCAAAGCAATCAGCACGGGCGTTAAATTCGCTCCTACTGATTTTGGCTACACTAAGTTGCTGGGCTGCGAGTATATTAAAACCAGCTTTGGCCACGAGCAAATTGTCTCTGTCTTTTTGGCTAGGTGTAATTCTGGCAATACTTTTGGCGAAAACAAAGCTTTTAGGTGGGATCATTATTTAGTCGCAAGAATTTTTGACCTTACGACAAGGCGGCACTGGGAAGAGATTTTCCATCGGCACACATCTGAGCAAGCACTTTCTGCTCAGTCACTAATTGCTGAGCCGGCTTTTGGAGTAGTTTCTCCGTCTACCCCGAGCACATGGAACGGCTGCTATGAGTCAAGCTATGATGTAGACAACACGAGCTTTATCTCGGGCCAAGAAGATAACGAGTGGTTTTTTCAGGTTTACCAGGACAACCTTTATTTTGGCGCTCCATCTCAGGGCGTCTACATGTACCAGCCTGTAGACTTTAAAAGCGTACGCTATCAGCAAATTGAAACTTCAGAAGAGTTTGATTGGTCGCGCGGCTACTCTGAAAGCCCGTTAATTAAACGATTAAATTTTTCACCTGGAATTTTTCAGGATGGTTTTGTTTACGCAGAAAACAGCGGGCTAACTAATGTTAAGTCTTCTGCTGTTTTTCGTGACAGGCTTGCTTACGCTACTGACCATCAGATTTTCTTTTCTGACCCAGGGCGTCCTGCTAATGTTATTGGGATTAACTTTATCCAATGTCCTTCGGCTAATAAAATTACAGCACTCGGAGAGTTAAGAGGTAACTTATTAATTTTCACAGAAAGAGAAACGTATCTCTATGTCCCGTCTGAAGGCACGATTATATCAAGGGGCCGCCCCCCTATTGCTGTTAGTACCAACATTGGATGCGTAGGGCCTTCAGCTATAACTACAGCCTCTAGCAAGCTGGTCTGGGTTTCTAATTCAGGTGTCCATTCAACTTCTGATGGGACAACTATCTCCAACATTGGAGAGCCTATTGAAAGCTTCTGGGATGGCAGCGGTCTAATGACCAACCCAATGACAAGCTACTTTGAGACGGCTTCAAATGGCCACGTTGACATCTCTTCTGTTACGCCGCCCAGAACTCTTCTTCAGTTTTCCCCTGAAAATATAACGCTTTGTTACAGTCAAAACAAAAAAGCACTTATAATGAATGCCCCTCACCTTAACGGGGCTTGGTGCTTTACGCAGGGTATGTGGTCCTGGTGGACTTATGAAAGCATAGTAAATGAAACGGGCGCAGGCCCAATGGTTGATACAACTCAAAACTTAATTAACCCTTGGGTTATAGCTTCAGATGATGACTTCTTTACTGTTTGCGGAGTCAACAAAGACACAATGACAAATGATGCCATCTTGTATTTAGATGGTAACGCTACCGGTCTAGCTGCAAGCGCACAGGGTTCTAATTTTGTCATAACAAAATTAGGACACGGTGGTGGTCTTGATCGTTCATGCATGAATGAAGATCAAAGGCTTGGGTCTTCTAAGTATGTAGCTGTTAGCAAAGGCGGGCTGCCATTGCTTTCACGCTTCTATTTCAGGCCTTTAGAAATCGAAGAGTCTGCAACGGGATCTGTTTATTGGTGCCCTATTGAACTTGTTCCTCAGACGCCCTCGGCAACGTGGAGCGGAAACATTGTTGCTTACAACTTAACTTTTAAGTTTGATAACACCGTTTGGAGTTGCAACTCTAACGCTGTTACGGGTCTTATTACCCCTCGAGTTCCCGCCGAAAGAACTAAAAGCGCATCAGGTTTTACCCTGGTAGCAGAAACTGATGCCGGTGGTGCTGCTACTCCTGGCGGTGGTTTTATTACGGTGTCCTGGGTTGGCGCTGGTATCCCAGCCTTAACCTACGTTAATCAGCCAAGTCTTAATCTTACACCAAGGCACTCAAACCCTTTAATTGATTTGCCCTTTACGCCGCTAACAACAACCAAAACCCAAGCAGGGCTTGGCTTAAGGATGCAGACAAGCACCGTTAATGATGACGCTGGGAATGCAGATACTAATCTCGCTGCGCTTGGCTGGTGTGGAATGGTTGTAGGTACAGATAACAAGCATACAAATAATGCTAAGGTCCAAGCCGTAGACTGGGCATACAAAAGCAAAGAGGTCATGCAGCCTGGTATGCAAATGAGAGCTAGAGGTATTTATGCTCGAATGCAGAGTACGGGAATCGGCTCAACGCTAATCAAGCCAAACTGGATCTGGGGTCTTTATAACGTGCTGCTTGGCTCGGACAATAAAGACTACACAAGTCAGATCATTGATTATGCAAACGATATATCTAAGATTGAGAACAAGCTTACAGTCAGAAGCAGATTCCAAAATTCTACTGGCAACATTAAGCAGAGGTTCTTTGGTGTTAGTGCTGCTGATACTCCGAAGTGGGGAAGCACAGCTACGCCAACAGATGGTGATTACTTAATTGATGATCAACAGACTGATACAATTGCTATTTCAGATAGCGTTAAAGGCGAAACGATTAGCTATATGGTCTTTGGCTTTATCCGAAATAGAGCATCGTCTCTTTCTATTGAAAGCCTTCTCGGTGTCTTCCGTCGAGCAGGCGGCAGGCGAAGGACGGGTCGATGAGTAACGCATCCTTTCGCCCAACAGAAAAAGATAAAAGCTCTCTGCTTCAGCTTGGAACTGAAGCTGTTGATAATTTTATTGGGGACATTTTTTCATCAGATGTAAAAGTCAGAATACCACCGGGAACAATGGTAGAAGAGCACTCTCCTTCCGCTAACAGTTTTATACTGGGAAGAGGTACTCATCATGGTTTTAAACTTAGCAAGCCTCATACTCTTATTAATGGAGAAACGGGCGCAATTGTAGACAGGCTTGCAACTGTTCGTAATCACGCAGTGATAAGCAATATTCATTTCAAGCAAACTGGCGACCCTTCAAATAAAGACTTCTTATTGCGGCTTGTGCCCCATGAAGGGGCAACAGCCGCAAAGCCTATCCGAGTTCTTTTCCGTCAGTGTGTATTTGAAAAATTGTATGATGCTTCTACTGGTGTAGGTGCGACCAACACAAAAGCATTTGTTGTTGCTAACAAGTTTTCTAGGGCTGTTTTTACTGGCTGCGTGTTTCGCTCAAACAGATCTGATGGCGTAATGAATGGTGCAGGTACTGTTGTGCAAAGCCTTAACGCAGCAGCAACAGATGTCTATGTGACTTCTGGGGTAAATTTAACTACACATAATCATAACAATGTTACGATTGTTGGACCGGAAATCTAATGTCTCTTCGCCATTTTACTTCTGAACAGTTTGCCGAAGGCACAACAATCGATGGAGATCGTTTAGAGAAAGCGCTTCAGGATCTAGAAGACTGGAGCAACAACATTGAAGACAGCCAGTTTATGAATCGCTGGCTTCAGTCTCAATATGTTTTAAAGTACTTGCCTCAAACAACGGGTGCGGCTGGCACCCTAGATACTAAAACTGGTTTGACTGGAAACTATAGGCACGCACCTTTTCTCCCTGTTTACAATTGGCCTGATGATGAAAACCCTTTTCGGTTTAAGGGCAACAAGCTTTGGTGGCAAACAGATGGGTATGTGTTTCCAACAAAGAACTTTGTTTCAGGTGTAGTTCCTGCTGTTCCTGATGTTATTTATAATAATCAATGCGCGTGGACAGCAGGCATTGCTATCGGTGAAGACCCAGTAATTATTGATGCTGTTGATTTAGTTATGCTGACTTACGCTGATACCATTGGTGACAATGACTATGTTACAGATTGGAAGTATGACTCTGCTTCGTCAGCCTATAATGGATCAGCACCTTCGTATTCTAATGACATTCATTTGCAGATTACAGCAGACAATCCTTTCCTGCCTAATCTCCAGGTTAAGAACACTGTAGTTTTTCATAAGTACCAGTCTATTGCCGAAGCTTCTTTGTTTGCTTTGCAGGCAATTAACTTTGCTTCTATTACCGACATGAATCCAAAACTAAACAGCCATAGTCAAGGTTGGATGAATCCAACTCATGAGCATTCTCTTTCTATGAATCTTCATGATTTAAATATTCCTATTCCTCCTTATACCAGGCTTAGGTTTTCTTTGATTCTTCCTATTGAAGCAGGGGCTGAGCCCTGGGGTTTAACTCCCTGGACAAATGCAATCCCTACTATGACGCTGACACTGCTTGAGAGAACCGTAGATGGCTAAGTTTAAAAGGCTAACAAGGGGTCTTAAGCTTCTTTTCTCTCATGTGTTTACGCCTATTTCTAGCGTGCTTCAGTTGCTAACTACTGATGGTGTCAATGCAGATGACTATGAAAAGGAATACGGAACCTTTAGGGTTAACATTAATATTCCTTATGTGAATAAGTTTACCAAGCTAAAAGACTCTGATCGCTACAGCACGATTACTGTTCCTTTTATCCTGCCTGCTTTTCAGGAAGTTTTTGATTCAGATAACTCTGAGATCAATGACTATGAACTCATTGAGGTTTCGATCAGCCACGATACTAGGGGCGAAGCAAGCCGGCTAAATGGCATCAGAAAAGATAACACTGTTAACGAAGAAGGTACTCAAATCCACGGAGAAGGTAATGCTTACACTCTCCATCTAATGGAAAAAGAGTTAGACACAGCAACCATTGATGGAACTGCCGCACAGAACGAAGTTTTTAAACTTCATGTCCCTGAAATAGCTTTGCTTGATACTTTCAATAGAGCAAACCCCTATGTGCAAACAGGTATTTCTGCTCAGATTCGTCATGATAGATCTTATCTTATTGAGTTTGTTCCCGAGAAAAATGAGCAGCCATTTTTCTCTGTAACTGTTAGTCTTAAGCTTAAGCATAAGTTAACCTTTAGAGATATTGGATCTGACATCCAAAACATTCCTGCGCATAACGGGGCGTTTAATAACACAACTGTTACAGCGGTAACACCTGCAAGCAATGCGGTTATATCTGCTGATAATGCTGCTGGTGTTAATACTAACATGGAAACAGTAGATGCAATTATTGATCGTGGTTTAGCTGGCGGATACAACAGAGATGGAAGCAGGCGCTACAAACAAAACCTAAGGTCAGATGCTGGCTATGATGTAATTGCTGTTCCAATGTTTGGTAGCTGGTCTGTTGTTGAGCCTGCTTCAACAATTCCTATTGGCAGTAGCGCTTCTGAGGTAGCTGCTCTTGCTGGGGATTTGCCATGGTCTGCAAACGCTGTTGGTGGTCTTGATTCTATGGATCGAGCAATTATCCCGCTTCAATATCCAATGACCATCCATCATGTGTTAATCGCAGTAAACTATACCAATCCTGATCGAACACTAGTGTCGGCAAGGCCAACTCAAGCAACGTTTAAAAACGAGGTAGGCGTCGGGCTTTTGCAGGGAATCAGAGCGGAAGACTTTGCGATTCAGCAAGTAGCCTACAATGAATGGCTACCTGCTGATTTGGTCCCCGCTAATCTAGTAGACCAATTTGCTTCAGGCGACAGCACGAAGCCGTCTACTACTTATCTTTGGGACGTGCTTCCTTGTCCGCTCGTTGGCACTGGAGGCAAAGGTTATAAAGCTCAAGGGCATCCTGTCTATGCTGCCAAGGGTCAAACGGGCACAACAGCAAGAAGCAATATTGCAGGCGGAGCACCCGCAACAGCGGGCTGTGAACAAGCACTAGATATTCGTTGGAAGATTTCAGATACTGGAAACCCAACAACGATCAATGGGTCTGTTGTTGGCTGGCCTGGTCATTGGGTTTATATCATTGGTAAGAAACATTTGATTTGAGGTGAATTATGGCAACGATGGCAGACACAGCTTTCCAACGAAGATCAGCAGCAAGGAAACGCGGCAAAGCTGCAACCGAGGCTAGGGTTGGAGTAGCAGAAGATACGCTAGGTCGATTTGATGAGAGCGCTGAAGACCGGCAACGGAACATTAGATACGGTTCGGCCAGGGGGTTTGCAGCAGCAAACCCACAGGGCCGAATCGCTTCGGGCGGCGGGTTCATGGGCGCTGCTTCTCAGGCATCTCTTGACGCTGAAATGGCTGGAATTCGACAGCAGCAACAAGATGATCGAGAGCGCGCAGGCTTAGCCATGGGCGTTGTAGAGGCAGAGCAAAGCGCTGCTGAGTATGATGCTCAATCAGGCAGCGATGAAGAGGATTACATCCAGGCTCTTGGTGACGCTGAAGATGCTATTGAGTTAGCTATTCGAGAAAACCGTGGCTGGGTAAATGATAGTGAGTCAGCAATGGAAAGCGCTGTTCGAGCTGAGGCTGCAAAAATTAGAGGGCGGCACCCAGACGCTGCAAGAGAGCTTGAAAATAAATACCTTCGAGAAGGTGCTTCAGGCTACAAACAGATTCACAATAACTAGGATTAAACAATGGCTAGGATTGTACCCGATTCAGTATTCCGTAGAGGCTCTCGTCAACGTGAATATAAGCGAGACGCTAAAAGCAGAACCCTGGATCAGTGGACATCTCCCGAGGGTGTAGCAACTGCCTGGAAGCTTACCGATAGTGTTGGCGGTGTAATCAATGCTGCTGTCCAGGAAAAGAAGGGTCGCGATAAGATCCTCTCTGAGATGGATAGCACCGGGAAAATGATTCAGCTTAATCGCTTAGCAGAATCACAAGGCACTCCTGAGAATGTATTAAAGTTACAGAATGCACTTGCTGAAGCTGGCTTTGACCTTCCTAAGTCTAGAAAACCTGATGGGTCTTTTGATGCTGCAATGGGTCCTGAAACAAGGGGCGCAATGGATCGATTTAAAGCCAGGCAAAAAGGCCGGCTTCGGATGGACCCCTCTCAGTTGTCTCAGTATGCAACTCTTCAGGATCGAGCCGGCGGTCGTCTCGATCGCCTTGTTAGTGGAGCGGGGAGCCTCGTCGGTCATGACGCTTCTGAGTTAGAATTTAAACGACAGCAAGCTGCGCAGTCTCGAGTTCAAGCATTACAAGATCAAGCACTAGCAGCTAACTCTGCTGCTCTTGGTTACGATATGGCTGCCGGAGCAGAGACAATGGCAGAACGAGAGGCGGCAACAAACATGTCGCTTAATGCTTTCGATAGGACGCGTGCTGCTACGTTAAGTGGCCAAGCTTCTAACCAGGGTCAGGCTGCTATCGCCCAAAACCTTCAGCGTTTATTCCCTGGTCGGGCGCCGCAAAAACGAGAGCCCCGCAAATACATGGGTCCTGGTCACAAAAAAGATAGAGTCAGAGAACCTCATCGTTTGTTCAATGCTGTTCATGGCGGCAAAACCAATCAAGGTCTTAATAGGATAGCATCACTTAAGCGAAACCCTAAGGATGCAAACTACGTTACACCACTAACCGCTGATGATGTAAGATCTACAAAGATTCCAGATGGCACGCTCGCTCTTACGCCAACAAAAGAACAAAAAGACAGAATGAAGCTGGGCGACGCAGCTAGAGTGGAAGTTCTGGGAGAGCTAATCAACGGCTACCAACAGTCAATGGCACTAGCAAAACACCCAATGCTTGATACAGCAATTAGGCTTATGGCTAAGTCGCAAAGAAACCTAACAATAGCACAGCAAAGATCTGCTTATGCTACTGTTGATGATGAGCTTTTCCGGGCTGCTGTGGGTGATCCCTTTGCAGCGTTGATGGCTTCTGGTGCTCCTCCCGGAGCGATCCTTGAGCAGTTGAAAAATAATGCTTCTATGCTTGAATCCATGGAGTCTTATAATGACTCAAGTGTTCCCGCACAGACTGTACTACCGGTTCAGGATGAGCCTGAAAAGATTGATCCTCTTGAGCCAGACCAAAAAGAATCAGGAATGCAGCAGGATCAAAAAGAACCCGCTAGTCTTGAAGACGAAGTAGCTAACGCTAAAGATTCACCCCTTAGTATTGGTGATCTTTTTAATAAGCTTAAAGACGCTGCATCAGCACCAACTGAACCAACTGAAAAAGTTAAAGCTGTGCCGGCTGTGCCAGCTAAACCAAAAAGGGGAAGCGCTGAGCACGCTGCTGGCTTAAAACCTTATGACCGAGGCACAAGAAGCAAAAGACAGATCGAAGAAGATAAGAAGAAAAAAGCAGCCAGGAAAAAACGAAGAGCAAATCGAGGCCCATTGGTTCTTGAGGGCGACAACCAAACTAGAGAACAAAAACTAGAAGCTCAGAGCAGAAGGCTCGCAGCGCAAGGTCAACCTAAAGCAGGTAGCACCCGTGCTCGTGGTGTTGCTCCTGCTGAACAAGAGCGTGCTAGTGGTTCAGCAGCCGAGCGCAAAGCTCGGACTGCTGAAGCAAACAAATCAAGCAAAGCTGTTAACCGCAGAAAAGAAGTAGCTAAACAAGTTAGATCTTTAATGGGCAGACTTCCTAAGACAACCTTTAATCCTAGAACAAAAGCAGGCCGAGGAAAGATTAGAGAATTTAAAGTCTGGGCAACAAAGACTTTAATGGCAAACGACAACGCAGAAACATTTAAGAAAGTTAAAACCGCTGCCAGCAAAGGACAGTTCTAAATGGGTTGGGGTGATCCAGGTGATCTAGAGCTTGATGAAGATTCCTTTCGGACTACAAAGGCTATTGGCCGTGGCATACTTGCCGCTGGTGCATTTGCCGGAGCAGCCAATCCAATCTCGGGTCAAGCTGCTTATGCGTACCGCCGAAACAAAAGAAAAAGAGCAAAGAACGAAGAAGTAGAGCGGATCAAAGAAAGCTTAAGGACTCACGCTGTTGAGGCTCAAGGAGATAAATATCTTCTCGATAACGGCTGGACCCAAGAAGACATTGCTAAGCTCAAGGTTGCTCGAGATGAGCACCTTGATAACATGCGCGTGCCCAGGACCGAGCGTGCCGCAAAGGCTGGCTACCCAGGAAGATTCAAAGAGCGGACACCTGAACGTAATCGTTTCATTAGCGGCTTTAATAATAACATTAAAATTTCTAATAAAGCTCGTGGCATCGGGGATTCAACCGATCTCAATCAGTACTCTTATGAGCCCCTTGTTGGGGATGCTGAAAACTCTAGGCCAAGTGACAACCCTTATTATGCTGCCTTGCTTGCAAACCGAGATGATGGGCAACCAGGGTTTTTTGAGCAGCAATTTTTAAACATAGAAGCAAATCAAGCAGGCCTAAGTGAAGAAGACCAGAACCGATTAAAAAGCAGCTTAAGAAGCTACCGACAAGGCTACGTTGGTATTGCCGATCGCCATTCTGATTTTGAGTACAGCATGGAATCACCAATGGTGAGGAGTCATGTTGAGTTTGTAGAGGCTATTGAAGACATGAAGCTGCTTAATGAGCAGCGAGTTAGAGATGGCAAAGAGCCACTAGAGTTTGAAGATATTCTTTTTGGGCATGAAGCAGACATTTTAAGAGAAGGTATTCTTGCCGCAGCGATGGCTGCTATTGGCAAAGGAGAGCCTATTATTGATGCTCGGACTGGCGAGTCAATGGCCGAAGACTACCTTGGAACTGCTGAGTACTACGGAGAGTTGTTTGGTCTTCTGGGTACCGCCGGCATGGCTTCTGGTATGATCTCTGATCCAGGTGGTACAGCGCGATACAAACCCTCCATCCCTGCTTTGATTGCGCTTCCTCTTATGGTTAAATTTCTCGGTGGAAAGCTGGCTCCGGGGATAGCAGGCAGAATTCAAACCCACATAGAAAAAGTGCCTGAAGGCAAGGTTGCTCGGTTCATTGCCCCGATAACTGATACCGCTAATAGAGCAGTAAAAATTATCCCTGAACCTGTAAGGGATCTTAATGCTAGGCTCCGCCCTAAAAGGCGGACGCCGGGCGGAGTAGAAAAAGGAGCTAAAGCTGTTGAGGATGCTTATGCAAAAGCAGGCAAGGAAGGCTTGCTCGAGCTTATTGAAAAGCCGTTGCCTGGTCAGGTTGTTAGCTACAAGAAGCGCGAAGCCTTAGGCAATGTCGCCATGTGGTACCTTAAGGGTAGCCTGCTTGGCATTCCTGAGATTGCAGGTATCCCGATAATTGGTCAGCTAAGGAATGCTCTTCGTGCTGTTCCTGGTTTAGAATCTAGAATCTTTAAGACGCTAGAAGAAAGCTTTTCAACCGAAGAGGGTTTTGCAAACAGGGAGCTTTTAGAAAAGGCAAGGGAAGCAGCAGAGAACCCTAAGCGAGTAGACGAGTTGCTTGCTGGTTTAGTTGAGTCCGTTAAGGAAGAGTACGGAGTAGAGGTTAGCGATCCTCTTTCTGATGGAATGAGAGACGGCTCATCAAAACTTCCTGATGTTGTAGCAAAAGAAAAAGAAATATCAGGCGAAGTTGTTATTGGAAGTGATACATCTAGAGATGTTCAGGCACCTGATTTAATTCTTGATGTTGATGAAGCTGCCGGTCCTGAGGCGCAAGCTGCTAAAGCTGCGCCTAAACCAAAAGCAAAACCAGACAGCAAAGAGTTTCAAGATCTAGAAGCTTCGTGGGATAAGCCTAAGCAGCAAGCTGAAGAAGCTAAACCTGAAATCAAAGGCCCCTTAGCCGATCTAAACGATCGTATTGAAAATCTAAATCGTCAAATTGAAGAAGGCTTTCCGGTCAAAGAAGCTGAAAAAACTAAGCCTGAGACCCAACCCGTTAAGCCTAAGGACCCCACTCGTCGAGGCCAGGCTACAATTCCTACCTGGAAAGAACTTCAAGCAGCCAAAGAGCGCTACAGCAAAAGCCCGTCTAAGAAAAATAAAGACCTATTAGATAAAGCTACTAGAAAATGGGAGCGAGCAGGAAAGCCTGAGCCCAGAGCCGTAGTCGAAGACAGGGAAAAACTCCCAGAGCCAACAGACCTCGAGCAAGATTCTTATACAGTCGATATTGGTATTGGCAGTAAGGTAGAAGAAGTTGTTGTTGTTACGCCGGAACAGGCAGCTAGAGATGCTCGCATTGCTAATGCTGAGCTTAATGTTACTGGGATTAGAAAGGCTTATTCAAGCCTTGGTGACGAGATTCCTGCTGGTCTAATTGAAAGCATTAGAAGCTCAGATCTTGAGCCGTCTACAATTAGAGACTTAATTAAAACCGGGGAGCCTGACCCCTTTGTTCGTGATGCTATCGCTGATGCAGTCATGTTTGAAAAAGAAGGCCAGGTTAATTCAGCGCAAATCAAGACCCTTAAGAGATTACAGAAAAGATATAAGAAACTTATCTTAAAGGGCGAGGGTATGGATACAGTCCTTCAATCACTCACCCCTAAGGGTGAGTTGATTGAAGGCTCTAAACTGTTCAAGCGAGTTAACCAGGACGAAGGCTTCCAAGGGAAGAGCGGAGCAGTACGCCGACCCCTTAAGAGCGATCAGATTAGGGAGCGTGACGCTGACCTGGAACCCGGTACAAGTGCCATGGTAATTGCTGAGCCTAAGTTTACTGGCTCAGGAAAAATTGCGGCAGGTGTTCCTGAGATGCAGGACACTCAGGGTAAAAGCAGAAAAGAAATTCAAGAGAATAAAAAGGCTTATCAGTTTGAGCAAGAGCGGAAAGCTGGGCTTACAACAAACGATAAGGCGAGAGAAGCTTTTCAAAAGCTCCCCCTTAAACAACGAGCCAACAAAAGAAAACAAGCCAGATCAGATCTACAAGCACTAAAGCCTGATGATCTTAAAAACATGGAAGAATCATCTATAGCAAAACCGCTTAAGGATTTGAGCCTTAAAGAGCTTAAAGAAGTTGTTAAGCAGCATGCGCCAGAGATTAATAATAAGCCCGGCAACGAAAGAAACTCAAAAGCAAAACTTGTTAGACTTTTAGGCCATAGCGGGCGAGCTGCCTATCTAGCTGCAACTGATATTGTTGCGGGGCAAAGAGCTACGGAATTTTGGCGGCTATTAAACCAAGCAAAAGAATCTGTTGCGAGCGTAAAAAGAGGGAACCTTAAATCTAGAAGAGTCTTACAGAATATCTTTAAAGAAACTGTTGGATCAGGATTGCCTAACTCTTTAGTTCAGGCTGTCTTAAATGAAATCCAACCTAGCATTGAACAAAGCCCGTTAAGAACGCAGGCCGGACAACCCTACCAAAGTCTTGGCTCGCATATTCCTGACTACCCCTTTCCTGATCTTGTTCAGGAAATTGAAGCAGGCAAAAGGGGTGTGGTAACAACCACGGCTGTTGCTGGCAAAGTGAGTCGCCCTCTTAAAATTAAAGTTAGAGATGAGATCGGAGCTATCTTTCAGAGCTACGAGTCAGCACTTTCAAAGCTTAGAAGCAAACCGGATGAGTACGCAGGAAAAGCAAATGAAGTTTTAGAGCGCGTCCGTGATGAGCTTAAAGAATTAAAAGCTGATTTAGATGCTGCTACAAGAGGCGCTAAGGGTGTTGTTAGTGGAAACTTTACTCGAGGTTTAAACAAGTGGGTTAAGTCTTCTTACTTTGGCGAAGTTGAAGTGCTTAGAAGAAAGAGGGTTGAGAACTTCCAGAAAGATAATCCTAATATTAATGTCCTTGATACTGATGGGACTCAGGCGGATGTCTTTAAGCAAATTATTGAAGAGGTTTCTGTTGGAGTACAGAAACTAGAAGACACAATTGCTTTAACTCCCAACACTCAACTTAACAAAATAGTTAGAGCCGTTTCCAGTGAAGCGTACGGAAAGCCTCAGAAGACTGTATCTCCTAAAGTTAAAGCTGTGCTTAAAGAACTTGGCCCAATGGATACAGTTGTTCCTTTTGAGAGGCTTGATGAAATAAGCAAAAGCCTAGATCAAAGAGATTTATCTGCTAATGAAATCTCAGCTCTTCGCCGAAACATTAATAACCGTCGAGCTATCTCTGCCCCTGATCAGCCAGTGCAAAATGCTGGAGCTACGGTGCCAGTCACTCCTGAGCAGATCCGTGAAGTCAGACAAACCAAACCTCTTAACAATGACGTTGAAGCAATTGAAGTTGGCAAGGACACTCCGAGCGAAACCGTTTCTCAATTCGTAGAAAAAGTTCGCGAGCCAGAGGTAAGAGACCTAGGTGCAGAGTTTGCTGCGCAAGTAAAAAGCGACAGGGTTGCACCTCCTCGTTTGCCTGAAGAGCTTAAGCCCAAGGCAGATGAAGCACCTGAGTCTAAGCCAGCAGCTAAGCCCACTCTTGGTGAGGTCTTTAATTTCCTGGATGAAACAGAACCTACTGCTAAACCTGAGCCCACTGCTAAGCCTGAGCCTGCTGCTAAGGCAGAAGCCGAGGTTCCTGATTACGGTGGCAAAGAAGGCTTTAAACCTAAGGACAATGAATTAAAACCTGACCCACGCCCAGTCAGAGAAATGGTAATGGATACCACTGAGTGGGATGCTCACCATAAAAAATATTCTGATATTCAGGCAAGGCGCGAGCTAACAAAATCAGAGCAAGACTTCTTTGATTCAGAGAACGCTCGCTTTAGCGATGAATACTGGGAAGGTATAGTCTCGGAGCCAGCACCCCCGCCTAAGACTCTTGTCGATGAACTTGTAGAACAAGGCGAAAGAGAACGAGCGGGACTTAAGGCTGAAGAAGCAGAGCTTGCTGATATGGTTCAGCGCTCTAAAGAAATGAAGGATGCTTCAATCCCTGAAAGGATTGAAGCAGGCCTTCCCCCTGTGCATCCTAAATTTAGTGGAGAACAGAAAGCTAAGACTCCGGAAAGTACCGAGAAGACAGGGCCAAAAAGAACCCCGCTTCCGCAAGTTGTAATTGAGCCTCCGCCTATGACTCGCCGTATGTGGAGCGCAATCTCTCGTGTTGTAACAAAGTTTGAGGGCAAGAAAATTGGCTTAAGCGAGCGAGAAACATCTGCTTGGAAAGCTGGCATTTATGAGATCTTAAGCAACGGAAGATCCCTGCTCGCATCAGACGCAATGAGGTTTACTGTTCGCAATAAACTAGCAAATTTAATTGCTTTAAAATTGCCTGAAAGCTTTGGCGGAAAAGCTAATGCTAAAAACTTTGAAGCATTAAAGAGTGCCATAGATCACTACCTTAATAAGTTTAAGGTTCCGTTTATTGGGTCTGACAACATTGCGTCTTGGATAGAAGGCGACGCAAAGAACACCCTATTATCAGAGGCAAGAATTCTTAGGCAGGTTCCAGGTAAGCTTAGGATCCTAGGAGACGCAGAGACAATCCTTGGTGAGTTCTCTGTTGATGAAGCAATCAAAGCTGCCATTGTAGATCTTGAGGGCTCTAAGGGGGCTATGGATGCTATAGCAATGGAAGCGCTAGAGCAGGTTAACACCAACGTTGCTGGCATTGCTAAGGGCAGATCAATTGGCCGATCTATTATTAATGATCTAAACAGGCGCAACGTAGGAGAGACGCAGACAGGCACTCAGAACTTGAGCCGCCTTGCTCTTTCTCATCTTGTTGCTCGTGAAGCTGAGCCACTCGGCTTGCCTAATCGTGTGGTTAACCGAGAAGGTAAAACTGTTAAGGTTACACCTACAGAGCTTATTGATGGATCAGTAGAAAAGAATGTTGCGTCAGCTCAAGCTGATCCTCGATCCTTTATAGCGACAGTTGAAGAGGCTATTGGGCGCAAGCTTACGGACAAAGAAGTCACTGATTATGTCGGTAAGCAACCAGAAGACAGCAGCAAGTGGACGGTAAACTCAGACTCTGTTGTTGGGAGATGGCTGGAAAGTTTAAAGGAGTACAAAACGCTTGGAGAGCGGGATAAAAAAGGAGTTAAATCAGGAGTCATGAGCATTCTTGATGACGCTTTGCCTGATGAAATTAAAAAAGCGCTCAAAGAAAAAGCGGAAACACAAGAGCAAACAAACCCTGTTGAGTTCCAGGGCGACTTTCTTAACGATGTTTATGTGCATCCTGATTGGCACGGCAGAATGTCAGATCAAATTTGGTTTAAAGATGCAGCTGCTAAATACCAAGGCTCCTATATGGGTTGGTTATTTGGCAGGCAAAAGTCAGCCATCACTGTGATGCGCGCAAAAACAAACCTTGGAAACACAGGCGGTCATCTTATTAATATCGGACTAGCTACCGGGGAAAACCCTGCTGCTATTTCTTCTAGGTTTGCTGCTGCAATCTTTAATGTTTGGAAGTACCGCAAAAACCCCAAGGCTTTTGCTGAAAGCAATCCGCAACTTGGTCGAGCTATGTATCAAGCTAAGCGGCAACGACTTGTTAAGACAACTTTTTCTGAAGTAGAAATTGCTGGGCTTATTGAGCAAGGTTATTCGCCTGATCAAATTGTTGAGTTTGCGCAGAAGCTAGGTGTGCCACCAAAGGTAATCAAAGGCTGGCAAAAGTTCCTTGATCTTGTTCCTCGGAATCTTGAGCGAGGACGCAAGGCTCTTTATGCGTGGGAAGATTCATTCCCTAAAACGGCAGAGTTTACTCGGCACTTTATAGATCTAGATAATTACCTGGGCATGATTAAAGCAGGCAAAACAGTAGAAATTACTACCGGAAAAAACAGAGTTGTTACGCTAGTTAAAGAACCAGGACTGGCGGGAACTAGATCCAAATGGAGAAGAGGGAAGCAGCAACTTTCAGGCGCTCAGCTTGATGAGTTAATCTCGCAAGCAGCTAAGTATAAGACTGACTTTTTAATTCCAGATTATAATAAAGTTCCTCGTGCTATTCGCAATGCTAGATCTGGAGTTGGCATGCTTGGCCTTAACCCTCTTATGCAATTAGCTAGTCCCTTTATGAGCTTTGCTTACTTAATGCTTGACGCTCCAGGTAAGCCCGGAATCCTTGCTAACACACTGCTTGGAAACAGTTTAACTCCTATGTTTAAAACAAATGACATGGGAGTTAATCTTACATGGGCTGCCTCTGAGCTTGGCAAAGGGGTTCGCAAAGCAATCATGACTCAGCAAGCAGCGCTGCAATACAGCAAGGAAAAAGATTACTACCTTGCTGCTGGGAGGCGTGCCCTAAGGCACAGCCTCCAGCAGGGGCCAAACCCTCTTGGTCTTTTCAGGCCATCAGATACAGCGGGATGGATTAAGGCGTACGGAGTAAATAACTTTAATGCCATGTCTCAAAGTGAATTGTTCTGGAGCCAGCTTGCTTATGCTGCTGCGCTAGGAACAAGCGGGTTGCCTAAGTTTGTAGATAAAGGACTGCCTGTTAAGATCGGCCGTGGTTTAGACTCTGAGGTTAAAGAGATTGAGTATGAGCCTGGCTACTTAAACTCACTAAGTAGATCCCATCGAACTATCTTGAAGCGATCATTAAGAATTAAACAGGAACTTATAATCACAGCAAAAGAAAAGAAAAAGGCACTGCGTGCAAAAGATCTATTTGCTCTTGGTTTTCTTAGTGGCTCTCCACTAGCAGAAATCTTTAACAGGTTTCAAAGCGGCAAAGCTTACGGACGAGATGTCGAAAGCCCTTACCTTACTTTGATGTTTGATCTTGGAGTAGCAACTTTGCCGATGGGCGTTGATACCGTTCAAGCAATTAAAACTTTGTCACCTAAGTATGGACTAATAGATGAGAAGAGTGAGTTCTCTGCTTATCGAAACATGATCAAACAGGAAGAAAGAAAGATCGGTAAAGACTTTAGTACCTGGCCTAGAGAGCAGCAGATTAAATTCATGACTGATCACATGCTCGACGCTATGACTCAGATTTATTTCCGAGAAATAGAAATTAGTGACCCGGCTGTTATTGATCCTAACTCAAAAGAAAAAGCAAAAGACCCTCATTGGTTTAAAGATTTTTATGACGGGTTCGACACTTCTATTAACAGTTACTATAAGCACAAAATTAAAACGGCGAGCAGCCCAGCAGAAAGCCGCCTTGCTCAAGACGACCTTGATCATTTCATGAGAGAAATTGAGAACCACAAAAGAAAGAATCGATCTTTAATGTATAGCATGGGTCAGCTTATCAGTGGGAACAAAGGTTATATGCCTGATGTTAAAATCAAAGGTATGCCTGTCCAGCTAAGAGATCGAGAGTCAGTCATGAGCGAGGAGCTAGACTTGAAACAAAGTCGGATTGACCTTAACAAGGAAGCGAGAAGACGAGCTGCTACTTTTGAACAGCGAGTACAAACAGAGAAGGAAAAATAAAATGGCTGAACTAATTAAGTATGTAGGACCAGAGGGAACTCGTGTCGTGGTACAGATTCCCGATCCGGAACCCGTAAAGAAACCAGCTAAGAAAAAAGCTGCGCCCAAGAAGAAGAAGTAGTGAACCCGTTTCTTATCAATCAGCGCCCTGTAAGTGATGCAGACATTTGGTTTTCTCGTCTTAGTGGTGAGGAATCTACTGCAACGTGGCACGACATTACAACCAACGGGAACAATGGAACAGCAAACAACGCAGGTGCTTGTCTTGCTAACTATTATTTTCGAGGAGGCGGTGCCGGCTCAGATGATATGGTAAGCACAGCTTTTGCTGGCAATGTTATCAAGGCTGGTGAAGCTTTTACTTTGGATGGCTGGGTTACTCGTGATGCAGGCGAGCTTGGCCAGGTTACTCTTTGGGGTTGTCGAAGGACTGGCCCTAACGGCGGATGGGTTCACCGAGAGAACGCGGTTGGGGCTTCCGGGCCTTTAGACTTGGACATGTACAACCCCGCCTATTTTAGTTTGCAAGATGTCATCCCTGATATCCGAAGTGGTGAATGGCATCACATTGCTATGAGCTGGTCTCCTGACTTTACGCCGGGAACACACGGGTATTGCCGCCATTATCATAATGGTATTCAAAGCGACGCACAGAGTGTGCAGAATTTTGCAGATGGTGACATCTTTGAAATAGCGGGAAGCACTTACAACCGATGGACTGGGTACATTGATACGGTAAGAGTTTATCCTCGTGTCTTGAGCGCCGATGAAATACTTAAGAACTATCATGCCGGCAAGCCGGCGCATTTATAGGAAGAACGATGAGCGTTAACTCACATCTTATTGCTAACAACCCAGTATGGACAGATGCTACTGTCGTCACTGATGTTGCTGCTGCTGGTGCATGGCCCGGTCCAGGTACCCCAGTTCCAAGCTTGGTTCCGATAATCCTTGCCAACGGACAGGTTGCAACTTCTGTTACTATTTCAAACACGGGGCCTGTTAATCTTTATGTTGGCTCTTTAACGAATCACGGGATTCTGCTTCAGCCAGGTGCCGCTATTTCTCTTGCCCTTAGTTCTAGTGCTGCACCTTATGTCCATGACCTAACACCAGTAACTGGTACAGGTACATGGGCAGTCGTGGCCTACGAATGACACCCGGATGGCCTCCGAACTTCAGTCCGATCGAGTTCCGTTGCAAGTGCTGCGGGACCATTGGGAACGAGCATACCGCACGCCATCTGGCGTGGGAACTGCAACGTATCAGGGATCTAGTAGGCCCGCTGAAGATCAACAGTGCTTACCGATGCCCGAAGCACAACAAGAAGGTAGGCGGAGCATCGCAAAGCCTGCACCTTGAGAGCATGGCAGCAGACCTGGTTAGTGCAGAGGTCACGCCCGACAAGCTACAAGATACGATCCTTGGTTTGATGGAACACAATCGCATTCCCAATGGTGGGCTTGGAAGGTACAACTCCTTCACTCACTACGACATTAGATTAACCCCAGCACGCTGGGATCACCGGAGCAAGTAAGATGAGGGACAAGAAGAAAAAGAATATTAGCTATCCAGAAGTCAGCAAAAAGCTCGGGCCTAAATACGGCAAGATGCATAAAGGAAACGAAGACTATAAAGAAAAAGAACTTGGAGCTAGAGGATACGCCGTCCCTGTTCCCGGTGTAAAGAAATCTGTTAATGATAAAGATAAAGCTGATGCTGTTAAGAAAAAGTTTAAGGTTTCAAAAGTAGAAGACCCAAAAATGGCTGCACGAAAAAAGTCAGCGGCAGTCCTTAGAAAAATGCAAGCAAGCAAAGGTAAAAAGTAATGGATAAGATGAAGAGTCGTAAGCTGTGGCTGTCTGTGTTGGCAGCCCTCCTCCCTGTGCTAGCTAAGCATTTCTTTCCTGACCTGCCGACCGAAGCTATCGTTGCTTCAGTCATCGGCGCTGTGTCTGGCGTGCTCGGTATCAGCATGGAAGATGTAGCTAAGCAGAAGCGGGCTGCCCTGGAGGCAGCCGCTTCCACTGCAAAAAAGCCCTCAGAATAATACCCCCTGTTATACTACGTCCTGGCGATAGCGGCGGCCTTGATCTTTCTCTTAGTGGGAATCATCATCGGTGGGATGCTGGTGCTGCTGTTAGACATACGCTCGGACGAGACTTCGACCTCACAGCGCAGCTATCAGCAGGCGCTGCCTGGGGAAAAGCCGCCGATTGGCAAGGCACCGTAGGGATGAAGTGGAGATGGTAAGATGAGACGCTCACCTATGATGGGGTCCTATGGCTTGCCTGTACCCGGAAGATCATCTGGCACACGACCAAGGAAGAAGGTCCGCTTTACCAGGATGACAGCAGCCGCCCGGAAAGAAGCAGCAAAGAACAAAGCTAAACTAAAGAAGCTCGAGGAACGGTTCAGGAAACTTAAGATCTTAAATAAAGATCAAAAGATCCCAGCAAAGCCCAAGCCTAAGCAGACTAAAAAAGGTGTAGATAAAGATCTGCATGATGATGCTCGCCGTCGAAACACTAGCATCTGGAGAGGGTAAGATGACTAAGCCTTACTCTAAAAGAACAAGGAACATTATCGAGTATGCCAAGGAGCAGACTGAGCAAGCTCGTAACCTAGATAGGTATGCGAACAATGCAAAAGCCAGAAAAAAAACTCTTCATAAAAGCATGATAAAGAAAGGCCCGGACGGACAGGATATTATACTGCCGGGCTACCATGAAAAAGCTAACGAATGGAATGAAGAGTACGATACGCAAATGGAAATGAAGGACGCTCAAGAGTATGAGACTCCCTTTCCTATGAAGGCCTTGCTCGAAGCAGCCGTAAGAGAACACGGTATGCCAACTAAAAGTAAACAGGCTAAGCTTAGATCTAAAGCTGCCAAGGCAAAGCGATGAGTGCTTCCCGCAGTCTTGCAGCTGCCCGTAACCTGATGAAGAGGCTAGGGCTAAAGGGGTTTAACATTCCTAAGCGCACACCTGACCACCCTAAGAAGTCACACGTCGTGCTGGCTAAAGAGGGCAGTAAGATTAAGCTTATTCGTTTTGGTGAGAAGGGTGCGAGCACAGCGGGCAAACCTAAGGCTGGTGAGTCTGATCGCATGAAGGCTAAGCGTAAGTCCTTCAAGGCTCGTCATGGTAAGAACATTGCTAAAGGAAAAATGTCTGCTGCTTACTGGGCTAACAAAGTTAAGTGGTAGACACACACCCTCCCCCCTAAGGGGGAGGGGTGTGGTACCTGGTTAACTGTTTTGGCGCTCTTCAACAGTTAC